TAAAAATATTGATCTGTTGTTCCGCAGTATGGGCATTTGAGTTCGCGGTTGTTAGTTAGACCTTGCATAAACTCGTGCCTGCATGTACGCCATACGCTCAGATTTCTATCAGGTTTTATTGGTTTTTCATACTCAGGCAGTAACTGTCGCAAATCCTCTACTCTTGACGGGTGCTTTAGTTTGCGCAAAGCCTTGGCCTCAATCTGCCGAATACGTTCTCGCGTTAGATCAAACCTGCTCCCAATTTCCTCATACGTATGTTCCTCACAACCTATGCCGTATCGCATCCGCAGTACCCTAGATTCTCGCGGTGAAAGTGAAGCTAATTGCTCCTCTACAACGTTTACCATTTCATGCTTGAGCACAACTTCGTCAAGATCATCAGGCTTCATTAACTCAAGCATTTCCTCGGCATTCATGCCCAATGCGGCACGCATACCGTCGGCACTGACACTGCGCTGTGCCGTGTTACGTCTGATCTTCAACGTCAGTTGCTCTGATGTCCACAGATCTGTTGGCAACAAACACAACTCCTCCATGAGGAGTTTAGCCAAGGTGCTGAACTCTCCGTCCTTGGTGATAGGTGGCTTTTTCATACTGATCAAATCTGTCAGCGCAGTCTTAGGCAAATCCACCGTACGGCAAAACGCTGATACATTTTTATGCCCTGCGTTTTCAATCGCATTCAAAATCAAGTTGTTTCTAACTGTGACCTTGATGCGGTACTCGTTGATTGGCTCATCTTCGTACATCATTTCTCCTTCAGAATCGACTCCAACGCATCGAGGGCTTTGTCCCAAGTGTCGTAATCAATACTGTTGCTAAACGACTTCACAACGGCTTGTGCCGCCTGTTCTATCTTCTTGAGCCTACGGTTCTCTGCCTCTAGGTCTGCAATGTTTAAGTCCATCTCTCTCTCCTCGTTTGTCATTCTCCAAGCTCCTCAAATATTTGGTCTGTTAAATCGCGTACTCGATCAAGGACTGCGTTTAAATCAGCCTTGGTGTGGAAGCTTCCCGTCACCGCCATCTTGATGTTGGTTAGGGCTTTGTACATCTCAGGCCCTTTGACGGCAAACAACAGCCTGTCTTCGTCATCGGGGTAGAGAAACTCAAGGATTACTTTGGGTTGCATCAAGCCTCCCTATTGGCTTGGCGGTCAGCCAATTCTCACCCAATCGCAGGACGGCACGTACCCACTTGCGTTGGTTGTGGCGGTTGATGTGTTCGGGAACCATATCGTTGTTGTATAAGCAACGGGCTTTCTTGCGTAGTTGTTCAGTTGTCATCTTGACTCCTTGGTGTGTATGAATCTTCGGGACGTTTCTTGGTAATCCAAAATCCATCCTTGTTTAAACTGCATCCTATGGCCAGAAGCTCTTCGGATGTTCTGCATCTGCGGTTAACGCCATGCTTGCCCGTGCGGTGCTTCTCAAACGCTCCAACACTGTTGAAGTATTCTTTGCACGACTGACATTGATTGCGCTGACCGTTAAGCAGTTTCATTTGGAACCTCACGGATGCGGTGTTGCATGATCTCGTCGGTCATGATCTCTGCGAATGACTTACCGGATGGGAAGCGCATCTGAGCCGCAGTATTAGCCGACATCAGATCCATAGCCTTATCAAGGCCGTCATTAAATCCGGCCATGTAAGGGTTTTCTTCAGCCATCCGCATGATCAATCCCTCACGCAGAATCCTAGCCATCGTGACCTTCTTGGACTTGGCAAAACGTTTAAGCTTCACGTAGTCGTTGTCATCCATGTAGGTCATGAAGGGTTTGAGTTTCTTAGAAAGGGTCATCTATTACTTTCGTGTCCGAATAGGATGCAACCAACCTGTCAAAGATTATCTTGGCGTTGGCATTCCCATTGAGTTCTGTTCTTGATTCGATACCGCAGTGTTTACACAGCTTGTTAGCCGCAGCATCTTCGTTGTCAACTCCGAGAAAGAATTGGAAGTCTTGATCCCGACATAGCATGCCGGCCTTCTTGACTCTGTTGTCGTACTCCATCGGTGATTCATCATCATTGATGCGAACCACCGCACAGGCGTAACGTGTCCCGACAAAGTCACGGAGGATCTCCTCCGGAACATCATCAGGATGCATAGCAAGCGTCAAAATAAAACCTGTACGGTCTTGCTTCAACGCAACTTTACGGGCTTCAAACTGTAGAGCCATCAAGCCGACCCTGTAAGTAAGAGATCACGGCACGGTAGCCCACACAGTCGTTCCTTAACTGTTCCATCTCTGCAATAGCATCGGCAAACATTTCTGAGTCAACCTCATGCAGAATTTTCATGTTGGCTATCTCTGCGTGTAAACGATCAAGCTCGTCGCGCAGAACTTGCTGGCCTTGCGTAGGTTCAACAGGCTCAACATACGACTCCTTTGGATATTGAAGTTTAAACTGATCCATATTTATCTTCATGGTTGCACCTGTGGGTTGGGGGATAACAGGAATCTCGTGGCCGATATCAAACGGATCCTCGATAATCTGACGCTTTGGCTCAGGCACCTCAAGCAAATGGTGCTTGGTAAATAATGAATAGATAGCGGCACGGGTACGTCCAAACTTCTTGGCAATGTCATGGAACGAAACGTGCGGATTCTCAAGGCGAAACTTTAAAATAGGCAAGCTTTTGTGGTGCGCTCTTTTAAACTGTTCTCTCATGTTCACTCTCCTTAAAAGGGAATATCGCCATCGTCAGCGTGTTGTTGGGATTGGTCTTCGTAGCGTCCACCACCTTGTTGTTGGGGGACAAAACGATCCACGGCAAGGGACAGGAAGGTTTTACCGTTCTTCGCAACCTTCTTCCATCCTGAGATCTTGATCACGGTCAAACCGTTTTCAGACTTGATGTTGGTCATATCCTTGAGGTTGATATGAAATGTGCCAAAGTAATCGGGAGACTTGGGGGTCTTCTTGCTTTGGGTGGCGAACATAGAACCGGAATCCGGCTTTGCTTGGTACTCATTACTCATTTGGTTTCTCCGTTAGAAAAGGATTTTTTAAGTTCTTGGAACTTCTTTAAAACAACCTCATAGAGGTCAGGGTGCGTCACCTTCAGCGAGTCAAGCTGAAGTTGATTGCTCTTCCAATAGCTGTTTAAACCGGCTACTGTGGTGCAGTGGGTGGTGTACTCAACCATCCCATCTGCAAACAATTGGCGACTTGCGTCAGAGTTATCCAAGGTTGGGTCTGCCTTGGGTGCAGTCTTCTCAATAATCTTCTCGTACTTAGGCGCGTCTTCCTTGCGGGTCAGTTCGCCCATCGTTGTAGCTTCTAAGCTACTGGTCTCAGGCAGATCTTCTCCGGCATAGATGTACAAAGACAGGCCGTGCAAAGCAACCGCCTTGGTCATGCAACGCATGATCGCAGTGTTAACTTGGAAAGCGTCAGGGTTCTGAATAGGTTGGTTGCGATGATTCATCACAGGCAACATGCAGGTCATGGGCTTGTCAAAGATAGTGACGGTGACCCATACCATGCCTGTACCATTGACATCCATGTAGGGTATCTGTGTGCCGTCTGCACGGTTAAAGAGTTGCACCTCGAACGTAGAGGTTGGGTCGGCCTTCAGAACCTCAGCCCATGCCCACGCCCATGACAGGTACGTGAGGCCGTTCTTCTTCTCGGTGTGATCGTTGACGTTGATCTTCAATAAATCATGCGGGGACATTGAGTTCTCCTTGGTACTGTTTACACCACTTGCTGACTCCACAGAAATCTCCTGTGCAACGCTTGGGTTCGCCTTTGCGTGTTTCGACATAGCCTTTTTCCTTTTCTGCCAACTCTGTGGCTTCCTCTATGGTTTTAAATAAACGGATCGCAGACTTGCGTCCGTCCTTCTTGGTGGCGTAAACCGTCTCGGTCATCCACCGTTCTTCATCGGAGCAGGGCTGAAGCTCTTCTCCAAAGTCGTGAGCCATACGGGCATGGCGGTGCATATCTAGGCGCTGACGCACATAGGCTTCGGTCTTGACTGCGTCCCACATTGGCACATCAATCATGATTGCTTCTGCCTCGGGGTAGCCCTCAGAGGTGTCGTGCGCAGAGTAATCCTTGATGATGGCGCAGATCTGCAAGCCCTTGACGGGTACACGCTTGACCGACTCCACAAGCCACTTGTAGATGTTCAACTGCGTTTCCCAATCAGCCTTACCCTGCTTGACTGACCACGCCTTAACAAACTTGTAATCGATGATTACAACCCCACCCTCTACAACTTGTTGAAGGTCGATAGCACCGCTGATCACTACGCCATCAATCTCAGTGAAGATGCGCTCCTCGTTGTGGTAGCCCTCAACCTCCTTCGCCTCAAGCTTGCCGTGCATGAACGTGCCTAGCTGAGATGCAATCATTTTGGTTACGTCGATCTCCATTGACTCGTCATACTGTTCGCGTAGTCTGCGAATCTTTGGTGGCGACATTAACTCAGTCACGCTATACTGTGATGCCCCTTTGCTGTAGTAGTTACGTGACAGCAAAGCCACTAGTGGTGCGGGCAGATTCTGTTTATTGGTTATCTTCATTTACTCTCCAAAGGTTGTTATGAATCCGAACCTCAATAATAGCGATTGCACAGAAGAATTGCAAGTGCTATCACAAATTATTTTTGGAGAGCCTGCGTCAAAGGCTAATTCCCGTAGAGTTGTACACTACGGTGGTATGTCTAGGCTGATTAAGTCTAAGAAAGCATTAAGTTACTCTGATGTTTTTAAGCAACAGTGCCGGCCACTTGCTACCCTAATGACGGGAGATCTGCGGGTTACTCTGCATATTTTTTATGCGTCACGCAGACCCGACCTAGATGAGAGTCTGATCCTAGACCTGATGCAGGGTCTTATATATGAGAACGACCGTCAGGTTAAAGAGCGTCATTGCTATTGGGGGCTAGACCCTGAGAACCCCCGCGCTGAGATCATTGTTGAAAAGATCCCTGCGATTGCTCCAAAAAAAAGCCCCACCAAGAAACCTCGGAAGGGCTGAATCCCACAAAAGGGAGAGGAGAGTACCGGCAACTGCAGTCGTCGGCAACCCGTAGTTTACACGCAAAAAAAAGCGGCAGCAAGTATCCCCGGGATACGCCGCAGATGTTTAAACGCACAAAAACCCTCCGCCGGGTTCCGCTGCGGTTGTTTAAACGCATAAATTTCAAAACCGGGCCGGCAGAATTTTGCTTAGCGATGGCTAAATGTTTTTCTGTCAATTTACTCCCCCCAGAAAGTCGCCTTTTTTCAATCTCCATGCAGACTAAAAATATTTTTGGCACTGCTTGACACAACCACACTAGTTGTGCTTATAATTAAATCGTTGTCGTTGCGGTCAACTCTTGAAAGCCATTTACACATGCCTCGCCCCGTTTGGGGAACCGCAACGGGGCAGTTGTAAGTGGCTTTTTTGTTTTCGGAACTAAGTCGGGTGGTGGGTTAGCGCCACCACAGATGTAACCATCGGACGAAATGCTAAAGCACCACTGCTTTATGTGAGCCGACTTAGTTCCTCCTCCCCCCCGCGACAACCGTACTCCACACGATAGCAAGGGGTAGATATCTGCCTGCGTGGAAGCAAAGGGTTACGTGGTATGGCGAAAGCCTAGGGGGCAGTTCCCGAATAACCCACGGTGCTGGTCGTATCTGCAAGCACAGGGGTCAACTAACGTTGACATGCAGAAGCCGAAAGGCGGTGGAAACCATCCCTCCTTACTCTCATGGGGTAGGGGGGTCTATGGGTGGAAATATATTAACAAGCCCGACAAGGGCGTAAAGGAGAGAAGATGGAAACAGTAAAAAAGTACAGTGACTCAAAGAGTTACAGGGACGCGCAGAAAGGTGTTAAGCACCAAGAAATTGAGGATGCCACTCAGGAGGGCATCAGAGCTATCGGGTTGCTTCTAGACTTTGACAATGATCTGAGTCCGGTCTCAGAGAAAAAGATGCGGGACATTCTGCGTTTGCTTGTAGTGATCAGGCATAAAAACAGAATGATCAAGGAGCACAACCCATGAAACCAATCGCATGGTATGACCCAACTAACGGCATGGTCAGCACAGACAAAGACAGCCCTTTGTTTACACCGCTTGGTCAGGTGTGGCCTTTGTATACAAACCAAGAGCAAAAGCCTGTTCAAGTATCACCGCTTGAGTTTGTTGAGATGGTGATGGAGAAAGAACATTTAGTTGGAAAACCAATCTTTTGGGCTGAGTGGCCTAACAAGGAGAAGAATAATGGATGACTGCCCAAACTGTGAGTACCACAGGCAACGAGCACAACGATGGCGTGAGGAAGCCTACAAGCAGGCAGGGCATCCGTTGCCTGAGCGTGAGTGGGTTGGGCTGACGGATGAAGACAAGAATGAAATCTTGGTAGATGCGGTTCGGCATGGATGGAATGACCGCTTCATAGTGGAGCAAATAGAAGCCAAACTCAAGGAGAAGAACATATGACAAGCAGAACTCACACGCCCGAAGATGCGCAGAAAATTATGAAGCCGTGGGTTGGGTTGACAAATCAAGAAATGCTTGACTTTATCGAGGAGTTTATGGGTTCAGAACAAGAGCGTCACCCCATGTTTTCTGAGGGCTACGACTTAGCTCTTTTACATATGAAGCAGTTAATTGAGGGGCGCAGTAAATGAAGCAACGTGTTTACACCGTGGGCGTAGGTGATCAGGTCAGACTGATCCGTGCATCTAACCGCAGACAAGCGATAGCGCATGTGTCAACAGGCTTGATGACCATCCGAGTTGCCACGCAAGAAGACATCATCGATCAACTAGACAAAGGAATACCTATTGAAAACTACACACCGCCCGAGCAAATAGAACTAGAACTTTAAAACGAGAGAGTACCAATGACTACACCGCCCACAAACAGACCAATATACGAAACAAGCGCAGATCTTGTACGGGAAACAGATATTATTTCCATCGTAGAACAGGCGTGGAACTGCAAGGCCACAAAACTAGCAATCAAGTACCACTTGGACTACGTGTTTACACGGAAAAACAAGGCGTTCGGTTTCTGCGAAATTAAAACTCGCACATCCACAATGGATCATATTGACAAGCTTGGCGGCTACATGCTCAGCCTTGATAAATGGATGGCGGCTATCCGAATGAGTCACGCCACCGACTTGCCGTTTGTTCTTATTGTAAAAACTACAGACGATCTGTACTATTCTATGTTCGGGAAAAACAAACATCCGTTTGAAACAGACGATGTCCGAATCATGGGTCGCGTTGACCGAAACGATTGGCAAGATATTGAGCCATGTGTCGTGATCAGAACCGACAAGTTTAAGAAACTAAAGGATTAAAAATGCCACGCAATTACAAACAAGAATACAAAACTCAAGTTTCCCGTGGCGAACTTGACGAACGCATGGAGCGCCAACGTGCCCGTCGAAAGATAGATGCTACTGGTATCGACAAGAATGGCAACAACAAAGCCGACAAGCGTGAGGGCAAAGACGTAGCGCACGTCAAGGCTCTGAGCAAGGGTGGCTCAAACAAGGATGGCGTAACAATTCAGTCGCAGCACAAGAATCGTTCGTTTAAACGAAACAAAGACGGCAGCATGAAATGATCGCAGAGTTTGTTGAACAGTTTAATTTCAACGAGTCCACTCGGGTAGCCTGCCCGTACTGCTCAGGCGAACGCAGAAAAACAACATCGAAAGACATGACCCTGACCCGCAAGCCGGACGGGGCAGTGGTCTTTCATTGCCACCATTGTCAAACCAATGGCTCAGTACAACCACAACAGGAGAGAAAATTGTCAGCAGTACCAAGTCCCACAATTGTTTCCAATGCTTTGGAAGCCCATCACTACGATTGGCTATCAAAGCGGGGGATATCCAAACCAACCGCAGATAAGATGAAACTGTTTGCGTCCGAGAAATACTTCAGCAAGCTAGGCAAGAGCGCAGATGCCATCGGCTTTCCCTATTACCGCAACGGTGCATTGGTTGCCGCCAAGTACAGATCATTCCCCGAGAAAGACTTTACCCAAGACTCGGGCGGTGCGCATGACTTCTTTGGGATTGATCAAGTTATCAAGGGTGAACCAATCATCATCGTAGAGGGAGAGATCGACTGCCTGACCCTACTCGAACGGGGCATGACCAACGTCGTGAGTGTTCCATCGGGAGCACCCATCAAGGTAGCAGACGGCAAGGTTCTACCCTCCGAAGATAAGAAGTTTGCCTATGTATGGAATGCCCGAGAGATTATCGATGCCGCACCCTACGTCGTATTAGCCACCGATCAGGATACTGCGGGTCAGGCGTTAGCCGAAGAGTTAGCCCGTCGCATTGGTAAAGAGAAATGCCGGCTGGCCAAGTTTGACAAGAAGGATTTAAACGAGGTACACCTAGATGACCCGTCTCGAAATACAGTCGAAGACATCATCGCGGGCGCAACCGCGTACCCGATCTCGGGCATCAGCGACGCGGAAGTTTACTTTGAGCGTTTAAACGATCTATACAACAAAGGCACAGGCAAGGGGTTCTCAACGGGATATCAGTCGGTCGATGAGATCTACACTGTTGCCCCTGCGCAGTTGACTGTGGTCACGGGTTACCCATCCTCGGGTAAGTCGAACTTCATTGATCAAGTTATGGTCAACCTTGCACGGCAGAATGATTGGAAGTTTGCGGTGTGCTCCTTTGAGAATCAGCCTGAGATCCACATCAGCCGACTCATGGAGATCTACACCCGCAAGCGGTTCTTTGATGGCAAAGACAGAATGTCCGAGCAGGAAAAAGAGACTGCGTTTAAATTCGTCAAAGAGCATTTTCTGTTTATCGATACAAACGGAGAAGAGCCAAGTACTTTGGACTCGATCCTCGAAAGAGCAAGAGCGGCAGTCAAGCGTATGGGCGTGCGTGGACTCATCATTGATCCTTATAACTACATTGAACTGCCCCGTAATGAGGGCACAGAGACTGCCGCCATCAGCGATATGCTGACTCGGGTACAGAAGTTTTGTAAGGCACATGACGTGCACACTTGGTTCATTGCTCACCCGTCTAAGATTACCCGTCAAGGCGTGGATCAGCCCCGCCCCGATGGGATGTCAATCGCAGGGTCGATGGCGTGGTGGGCGAAGACCGACTGCGGTATCACAGTACACAGGAAAGATCATCATGTTGAGATTGCAGTTTGGAAATGCAGGTATCGTTGGGTTGGTACTCAGGGCGAGACCACGATGCTCTACAACAAGACGGCAGGAACATACTCGGAGAACCTCGATGCCTTCTAACAGTTTAAACAGGGGTGGCTCACCTGAAGAGCCAGCAGGCGATCCTGAACGTTTAAACAATGGACAGCCTGCCAGAACCAGACAGCAGGACAGCGAACGTTTAAACATACGTCAAGAGTTGGCTGACCTGTGGGATGAAAATCTTTTGTTTATGTCCGAACCCGAATACGATGACGCAATCATTGGGGTTGTGGAACGTGCGGGGGCATCTCCCGTCATCGCATACGACACGCAGAAGATTCTAGATATCTTGGAGCGTTCTATGCCCATTGAAGATGCTCAGGAGTTCTTTGAGTACAACATCTTGGGTGCGTACATGGGAGATAGGACTCCTGTCTACATTACCTCAAGTGTTTGGTCGGGATTGTTTAAATAAAAAAAGGGGGCTTTGTGCCCCCTGTTTAAACAAAAGCTCACCAGCAGCGGCTGGGAGTTTTGAGCTTCAATCGTTTAAACGACATACGCGGATTGCAGCATGGACGTTTGTGTAATTGCCACACAGGCGTGGCTTGCGATCCTTCCCCATCTTGCGAACAAACCATTGCTTGTACTCATACGTGATGTACTTCGTGCCCGTGGGCACAAAGCGTTCATGATTCAGCAGTTCAATCATAGAGTCGAGAGCGTAGGTTGTTTTTAAGAATTCGGGGGCGTGGTGCGTGATGGCTTGCACCTTCCTCATCAGTGCACCTCTTCCGAATGTGGACGCATGGAGCGTTCTATTTCGTAGGTAACTGCCACCACTTCCATGATGGAATGTTTAGGTAGATGATTCGTCACGGCAAGGGAAACTGCCGCTTTTAGGAGGAGACCAAGGGTCTCTTGCCCGTCAACATCATTCGTGCCGATCCAATCGATTAGCCCTTCGTAAGCCTTGAACAGGCGATCAAAGTCGGGTTCACCCTGCTTGGGTGTGAGGGTTTTAATCTGCATGGTCGATCTCCTTCTCCATGTATCGGACTAGGGCTTGAGCATCCTCGCTCTGCATCTTTTGAATGATCTCATACATCTGCGGGGCAATGGCAATCAGACGTGCGTTAGCCCTCTGCGTGGCTATCGGTAGGTTTTTGTTGACGCATGATCCAACTTGGGGTTGCCCGTGCTCATTCTCGTAGCCCCAAACTGTAGACCCATGCGCAGTCCAAGGATGCGGTGTGATGTGTTTAAACATATCAAGGTCTCCAGTAAAACAAGTCAAGCAGTAAAACGATCATGCCGATGAGCAGTAACACCCGCTCAAGCTTTTGCCATAGTGTGTGGTTCATTTGGCATCCCTCAAAGCTTGCAGATACCCTTCAACCCATATCATGCGCTCATCATCGGAGAGGTCGGACTCTTCCCCAAAGTCACGCTCCCACTTGTAGAACGCTTCATTAGCCTTAGCCCAATCAGTGGTGATAATCATGTCGCTGAATATCTCTTCAACGCTTTGTGTATTTTTGTTAGTCATGCTTGCTCTCCTATGTTTAAACGCTTCTCTGTAAATGCTTGGGCTTGATCCATCTCGGCATCGGAAAGGTCGAGGATCTCGGCAATCATTTCCCGCCAATGCTGATTGGCAAGGGCAAGCCGTGCCACCTCAAAGATTAGAATTTCTTTGCTAGTCATACTTGCTCTCCATGTTTAAACTCTTGTTTCTTTGCCCACCATTCGGGCTTGTACTCTGATGCGCACTCGATGACAAAGTCGCCATGATCATTCAAGACCCCATCGCCATCGGTGTAGTAAAAGATGCGCTCATCTTCGCTATCTTCGATGCCGTCCCACTCGCCATCGCAGACCACCATGCTTGTAAAGTATTGCTTCGTTTCATTCCAAACTGTGGGCTTCCAATAGCCGTCACAGAGCCATAGTTTTGTAGTCATCATTTCTCTCCTTTGTTTAAACGGGTTGCCTTCAATACATCTTTTGCAAACTGCACATCGAGGTGTACGTGCTCGATCCATGAGCCGTCAACCACGTAGCGGTCGGCAGACTCAGCGAGGTTCTTAAGAGCCGTCCTGAGATAGACAATCTTTTCCTGATCAGACATTGGTCACCTCGTCTACGCTATCGATGTCCCAATCGCCATCGCCTTTGTCGATAAACTCTGACCCGTCCTTCTCCAAGGCAAAGTCCCAAGCTTGCTCTTCATTCTCAGCGTCCACGTATGCGTACAGATACGTTGTTTGTTTTGCCCATACTTTGTACGTTTTCATTTCCACTTCTCCACGTCAGCTACTGCTTTTTCTGTTACGACAATGTCCCAATCTCTGTCATCGAGTTGAGCCATCGCCTGATCGACTGCGTTGGCGTGGCTTGTTGCCTCAACGTCAATCTCCACAAAGCCCTCTACTGCGACTGTGATCGTGTATTTGGCAGTGGGCTTGCCCTCAGCCTGTCTGCGTTCGTTCTCTACCCACAGGGCAGAATAATGTGCGTCTAATCCGTTCATGATTTCTCTCCTTGTTTAAACGTAGCAATCCAATGCAGAAGCGCATCACGTGCCTGATAGCGTGTTAAGCCAAAGTCACGTTGTAGGTATGGGGTTGCCCCCATCATGTTGACCTTCCCTGTGTCACGCAGGGCGGTCAAATAAGCGTTGATTTGTTGTGTCATGTTGTCCTCTACTGGTATCAGGGGTTGCCCCCTTCAAACCGCCATCTTGAGTTTGCCGAATGTCATAGTCCCTAGGTCTTCGATAGCGTTTACACGCACCGAGTTGGGATAGACCATGCTCACATCTTCATTGATGCCGATACCTATCGTTGTCACACCGAGACGTGCACCTGATTCCACTTGCTGACGGGTTGCCATCATGTTGCCCATGCCATCGGTCAGCACAAAGCAGACCTTGCGTTGCTCAGGACGGGCATACAACATCTGATGGGCGGTCATGACTGCGTGGTAGTCATTCGAGCCTTGCTCACCCCCCATTTGCTCCAACATGGGCAACACCTTGCGGTAGTTCATGTTCCAAGGTTTGAGCACCGAGGTGTGATCGTCATACGTCACGACAGAGGTTGCCACTTGAGCAAGACTCAGGGTCTGCAACAGAGCGGAGCACACCTTGACGGCTTGAGCCATACGGCAAGTGTTTGTGCCGTCCTTCATTTGGAATAACTCGTACATTGAACCCGAACAGTCGAGCACGATAGTCACTGCTGAATCGACACCCTCGGTCTCATAACGTCTCTGAAAGAGGCGGTCAGAGATGGTGTGACGGGTCAGGGCACGGACGTTTAAACGTCCATTCTTAAGGTTGCGCTCGAAAGACTCACAGGCGGTGTTCTCGAACAGGCGTTTTACTTCATAGCGTAATTTTGCGGTTGTCATGCTTATGCTCCCAATTTGAAACGTTTGCGGGTTGTAACGTGGTATGCGTTCCTCTTCATCGCTGATGCTTGGCTGAAAGAACCGTGTGAGCCTGTGTCATCGGGGGCTTTGTTGGTCGGCTCAACTTCCATTGCCTCAGAGCCTTTTTGGGGGGCAGTGGCTACCTTCCCCTTACCCTGACCCTGATCGGGGCGTGGAGACGCGTTCCCGCCCGTTGTAGGGGCATCGCCATCACCCTCACCCTCACCCTCACCTTGGTCATCGCCTTGACCTTGATCATTGCCCTGCTCATTGCCTTGCGTGGACTCATCGCCTTCGCCCCGCTCATCGCCATCGGGAGTGGGGTTGACGGGCTGAGGTTGCTCGGTTGGGAGGTTGGACAATTGAGCATAGACCCACACCGCCACGGCTAATGTGTCACGGGAGGATTTGCACAGGTGCGTGCGTCTAGTCGCCTCTTCAAAGATCGGGGCAAGACCCTCAGCCATCGGCACTTTGATTGTGGCGTGTGGGCGGGCATACACTGCGAGAACGTATGGGTACTGCGCAGGGTTAGACCAATCGCTGACCTGTGCCAAGCCTTCGGTTGTCATGCCATCGATCAGAGCACCGAGCAAAACGGCAATGTTGCCTGTCAGGTTGGCTTGAATCGCTTTGTGCTCGATCCATGCGTCCTCGATAGCATTGTGTAGGGTGCGCACGTATTGATCCCGATGGTTCACACCGAACAAGGTGTACTTGCGGTGCAACAACTCATGCACCACAAAACCTGTATAGCGTTGCAGGTCAGACAAGGTCAGCACGGCATCATCACGCACGTTAGCGAGAACCATAGTCGTGGTATTGATGCACGCAGTTTGGGTGTACTCGCTCCACTCGATCTCGACAGGGTCAAGACCCAATGACTCACAGGTTTTGTGAGCGAACAGAGTCACCGCAGGGCGGAACTCATAACCAAAATATTTTGTTTTCATGTTTAAACGCCTTAGATTAAAGAGTGAATCAGTCGCTCATTGATGTGCGACATACGGATAGCCTCGAGCACAGGGGCTGACTCGGAGGGTTGACGGGAAGCAACTGTTGTTTTCCAAGCCTCATGTACTGGCATCACAGGCACCGCCCGAATGAACGCCATGACAGAGCGAATGGAGGGTGCCTCGACAATGTCGCCTGTGTGTGCCTTGGCACGGGCAACATGGATCGCCTTCAGCACGTGCTCAGCAAGAGCGGGTGAGCACTTGGTGCGGTTGACCACTGCTTCAACCTCCACGTTGAGGGGCATGAACTGAAATTGCACAATACGGGCAAAGCGGTCAAGGGTTGCAGAATTCATAGCGGTAGTACCCGCATAGCGTCCTGATTCATCGCCATTGCCCAATGTATTGTCAGCACCGAAAATCAATACGCCCTCGCCCTTGGTGTGGGTCAACCCGCCATATGAAACACGGGAGTTAGACTCGAGAAAACCATTAAGGGTTGCGAGGTTTCCCGCCTTGGTAAAGCTAATCTCATCGAGCAGGATCACAGTCGCAGGGGAGGTGTAAGCTTGCAGGAAGTCACCCCGTTTAAACACACTGTTACCGTCCTCCAATGCAGGGGCACCCGCATAGTCGTCAGCGGTTGTCTGTGCGTGGAAGTTGTAGCGCACGTAGGGTCTGCCTGTACGGGCAGAGAACTGCTCTGCGGTCTGTGATTTACCCGTGCCCTTCTCGCCTCCAAAAAACGTGTTCTCGCCTGTACGTTGTGAAAGGATGAGATGCTTCAAGATGCCCTCAGTCCACACAAAGTCAGGGTCAATGCGAGGGGCATTGGGTGCGTTGTAAATGTCCACAAACAGGGGGTTGCCCTTCATGTCTCGCACGTCCACACCGAACACGTCAACGCAGGGGAGGCAGTCGATCTTAGTCACTGAGACCATGTTGCCGATCACCGCCTGAGCACCCGATGCATTCACCGCCTCAGCAAAGGGTTTAAACGCATCAGCGATAGCCTTGGTCACCTGTGAGTGGATCACTGAGGTATCGAGGGAGGCATTCGCCTGACGGGAAAGCTTGTCGAGTGCCTGAGTGATGTCGGTCAGGGCATCGTCCATGTGGTGCACTCGCTGATCCATGTCCTCGATTCGGTTCAAGGCACTGAGTGCGTTCGACTCGGCACGTGATGCGACAGTCGCAGTGGCTTGCACGATGGCTTGGTCAATCGTGGAGGTAGTAGGGGCAGTGGTACGCTGAGACAAAGGGGGTGCGTCTTTGATGTCATCGGTCACAATGTTTCCCGCCATCACTTCCTCAGCAAGGGCGGTCACCGCCTGTTGCTTGGTCACGACAGTGCCAGCCTCGACAAATTTGTCATAAGCACCGAGCACAATGGCTGAGGGGATGCGGGAGATTTGCAGGGAGATATCTTTGAGGTTCATGGTCTTAGTCCTTACAGGGTGAAGTCATCGCCACAGGGGCAGGTTGGCAAGCACACATCGCCATGTGCGTCATAAGCCCACTTGGCAGTGAGACGGATGGTGTAGCCACATGAGGGGCAGAATGCCTTCAACATGCGGGTGCCTTGTGTCTTGCGCACAGACAGATCCAAGGGGGCATGAGGGTAGATGCCCAAGCCCTCGATGATTGACCCGTAAGCACTCATGAATGTGGGGGCTTGAATCGTTGCCTTGAATGAGGACACCGCAGGGACTAGCAACATGGCAGAGGCGAGTCGCTGAAAGTTAATCCCGTGGTTCATGCAACCCTTGGCGGTATGGCACAACTCATGGATCAGCACGTCAAACACACGGGACGGCTCAGCCAAGGTTGGGGAGATGAACACCTCATAGTGGTTGTCGCCTGACTGTGTGTCAGCCCAACATTCACCGATGGCACCCGAACGCTTAGCGTTGGACGGCAGGGCACATGACACCCTGATAGCCTCGGGCAGGGTATAGCCGTTGGCAGAGAATGAGGGACGCAGTTCCTCGACTGCGGAATTCAGCCAATCCTCACGGTTGGCATGGATAGAAGCAAGGGTCATAGCAGGGTCTCCAAAACGTGCGACATTGCACTGATATGCCCTAGGGGCATACCGCTGAAATGTCAGATCAGGGTAGGGTCAAACTTGAGTGCCTCGGTCAACATCTGATCAGGGGTGTAGATCTTGCGAATGCGCTTGCCTGATCCGAATGCATGGGTCACCATGTACTTGCCATCACTGCGCTTGCCTGTGATGGTCATGGTGTGCCCTGACAAGCGTCCATCAGCCTCAGTGGTAAATGAGCCGTAAGTGCTCTTGAAAATGATCATGATCAAACCCCTTTACGTGAGAGGCACTCGTTGTATGTGCCTGTGAAAAAGATGCGATAGCCGTTGCGCTCGGTGTCACCCTTGCAAACAATGATGTTGCCGTGGCGGTCAATTTGTGCGGTGTACATGGTCAGACTCCTGCGTTGTAACGGGCAATGATCTGACGGAGCAGAGCGGAATCCTCTGCGTTGATCATGAAGCAAGAGAATGCATGCTTATGGTCATGGATAAAAACACGCTTGGCGTTAGCCAATGTGGGGTTAGCCTTATAGGCGTTGATAAGTTTTTGCATCTAGATCACCTCTGTTTAAACACACCAAAAGCGGTGTGGAGTGATTGTAAACCCAAAACGATAGTGTGTGTCAAACTATTTAATATTTAGTTGACTAAGTTGTAGGGTTATTAGTATCAGCCTGTAGAACTGTCATCAGGTGCAAACCTGTGGGTTTCACTGTATCTATATTAGATGGCGTGGTTTTGTGTTTTGAACTACAAAGTACTCATGTTGTGCCATGCAAAAAGTAGTACTAAAGTTAATGCACCAAAATGGTGAAAAACGCTCAGGTGAGGCGATCAGGGGTTGGGTAAGGGGGTAGTGGCTTCAATTGAAAACGGACGCTCCTAGGTGCCTCTAATGGCTTTTAAATGGCATGTATGTTTATACAGTTTTTGGCTGTTTTTGGGTCGTTTGTATAAGTCATGTATAACAAATGTATAACCCTGTGGATAACTTAGGGGTGTGGATAGCCTGTGGATAACAACCTGTGGGTAACTTTATAATGCGAACAGTTCAAAATCTGGGCACAGTGTCTACAATGTAGACTGTTCAGTCACTATTTAGTCGGAGGGTATATGGAACAGACCAAGCGATCACAGTATGTCGAGGATGTAGAGCAGGCGGGTGCGGAGTGGGACGCAGACATTCAAGAGTCGGAGATGGCTGGCATGAGCGAAGCGGAACGGTTAGCCCATCTCGCAGGGAAGCCTAGACTAAGAGTAGACGGTAGACCTGTAGGGTCAGACCATCGGAGAGGCAAAGGGTTGACCATTGCTCAGCATAGGTTCGTGGCAGGGGTCATCAGAGGGGATTCACTCAGGAAAGCCTACAGGGAAGCATTCGAGAACAACACGGGTTCAGATGCATCTATATCAGCAAGCGCAAACAAGCTGATGAAAGACCCAAGGGTTGTCAGAGCACTTGAGGATGCATGGGGTCAGACAGTGGAACACCTGATTGAAGACGTTGTGGCGTCCAAGAGGTACGTTCTCAAGGGACTGTTAGCACTAAGTAAAGCAGGCAAGCAAGAGGGCACTCAATTGAAAGCACTGGAACTCATGGGCAAAGCCTGCGGTCTGTTCACGCCTATGGAAGTGCAAGCCAAAGCACCAATCACGGCAGACCAACTCAAACGTGAACTGTCGGGACACCTTCAGCTTCTCAAGGGACAACTGGTATCGGTAGATGATGTGCAGATTAC